CTAAATTACCAAGTTACTTAGTGCCATTGTTCCAGTGCGCAACAATCTATCTGTGCAGAAGCAAGCAAGAATATATTGATGCAATGAAGGCGATTGGCTGCAGCGCAGATGGAATATCACTTAATAACGGTCTCTGCAGGCACTTCGTCAATGACTCATCTTCAGAGAACTTCTACATCGTTGGCGTATTTGATGGGAAGTTATCAACACTTGTCCACGAATGTGCTCATGCAACATTCTTCTGCTGTAGCGATGCCGGGGTAGATATCGACGCATCAAAAGCAAACGAGACTTACTGCTACATACTTGACAGGATGTTTACCCACTTCGCTCCATTTCTTCAGGAATCACAAAATGGCAAAGCTAACAGCAGCAAAACGCAAGAAGATTCCAAAATCTGAATTTGGAATGCCAGGTACTCGAAGTTATCCAATGCCGGATAAGGCTCATGCAGCCAACGCAAAGGCGCGTGCTACTCAGATGGAAAACGAAGGTAAGTTATCCCCATCTGCAAAAGCAAAAATTGACGCCAAAGCTAACAAGGTGCTCAAGAAGCCAAAGAAAGGAGCTAAATAATGGCAACTCAAGGTTTCGATAACCCATCCAAATTCCGCGATGAGTGGGATAAGAAAACAGAAGGGAAGTGACTATGGGGAGCTTCTTCACTGTTGTCGATGACCCTAAGAATCAGCGTGTGTTCCTGTATCGCGCAGATGAAGCCTTAGGTGATGCAATTTATCTCGACACTGACCCAACAGGCACAGCAATTCCGTTTCCTGATGTGCTGGATAAAGTTGACCTTGGCTCAGTTACTAACAAAGCAGGCTTCATCCTTCCATATAAGGATGGCGTGAAACTGGCATTTGCTACTGACCTTCCAGCAACAAAATCAATCACTCAAGGTACACCTGAAAATGTCTCTGTAGTCGTAGAAGGTGGCAGCACACCTTACACCTACGCATGGACAAAGAACGGCCAACCTCTTTCTGTGGTTGAAGCAACAATTCACTTCACAGCCGATGCAGCAGACGCTGGTACCTACGTGGTAACAGTAACTGATGGCCTCGGACTGGTAATCGTGTCTACGTCGATGGTTCTCACTGTTACACCGGCACCGTAAGGAATAAATATGGCAGCACCAAAGGGCAACCGATTCTGGGAGGCCCGCAGTAGTCATGGGCGAAATCCCAAATTCGAATCGCCTGAGGCGCTGTGGGCTGCTTGTTGTGAATACTTCGAATGGGTGGAAGAGCACCCTCTTTGGGAAATGAAGGCGTTTGCGTATCAGGGTGATGTGAAGCAAGAGCCCATCGCCAAGATGCGAGCAATGACGCTTACCGGTCTTTGCTTATTCCTAGATATTGCTGACAGCACATGGCAGACATTCCGTGTTCGTGAAGATTTATCGGTGATCACTACGCGAGCCGAGAAAGTCATCTACGACCAGAAATTCTCCGGCGCAGCTGCTGACCTGCTGAATGCCAACATCATCGCCCGAGATTTGGGCCTCAAAGAGCAGTCGCAAGTTGAAGACGTGACACCTGATAAGGGAGATCGCGATAAGCGCCGCTCTCGTATCAAGGAGCTATTCAACCGTGGAACTGGACGCGATTCTTGATGAACTAACCGAAGATGAGCAGATAGAGCTACTAGAGCTTCTCGAAGAAGAGGAGCGATATCGTTCAACGCATCTGCTTTACGAATTCTCCCCATACGGAAAGCAGCGAGAGTTTATTGAGGCTGGCTCTGAATTCCCTGAGCGTTGCTTCATGGCCGGTAACCAGCTGGGCAAGTCCTACACTGGCGGCGCAGAGGTGGCATTCCATCTCACCGGTCGTTACCCTGGCACGAAAGGTTATCCTGCTGATGGAGCATATGGAGAAACGTGGGGCGGTAAACGCTTTTATGAGCCTGTCGTGTTCTGGGTAGGTGGCGAGACCAACGAAACCGTCACCAAGACGACACAGCGCATCCTATGCGGACGTATCGAAGAGAATGATGCGCCTGGCTACGGGTCAATTCCGAAAGAGGACATCATCAGCTGGAAGAAGTCTCCATTCTTCCCGAACCTTGTCGATCACCTGCTGGTAAAGCACCACAACGCTGATGGCGTAGAAGACGGCATATCCATCTGCTACTTCAAACCATACTCGCAAGGACGCGCACGCTGGCAGGGTGACACAATTCACGGCGTCTGGTTCGATGAAGAGCCGCCATACAGCATCTACGGCGAAGGGCTTACTCGTACCAACAAATACGGTCAGTTCTCAATGCTGACGTTTACCCCTCTGATGGGGATGTCAGATGTCGTTACCAAATTCCTGAAGAACCCGAGCAAGGCACAGAAGGTTGTCACCATGACAATCTACGACGCCGACCACTACAGCGATGAGCAGAAAGAGCAGATCATCGCCTCGTATCCTGAGCATGAACGTGAAGCGCGAGCCCGTGGTATTCCGACAATGGGTAGCGGTCGAATCTTCCAGATACCGGAAGAAACCATTAAATGCCATCCGTTCGAATGCCCTGACCACTTCTACGTTATCAACGCAATGGACTTCGGATGGGATCACCCACAGGCGCAGATTCAGCTTTGGTGGGATAAAGACGCAGATACCATCTATGTCGCTCGCGTCTGGAAGAAGAAAGAGCACACGGCTGTACAGGCGTGGGGCGCTGTCAAAGCATGGGCGCAAAAGATACCCACTGCGTGGCCACACGATGGTAACCAACACGAGAAGGGCGGTGGCGAGCAACTGAAAGGCCAATACGCCGACGCAGGATTCATGATGCTGCCTGAGCATGCAACGTGGCCCGATGGTGGTAACGCCGTTGAGCCAGGAATCACTGAGTTGCGCGACATGATGCTTGATGGTCGCTTCAAGGTGTTCAACACCTGCGAACCATTCTTCGAAGAGTTCCGTCTGTATCACCGCGATGAAAATGGGAGAATCGTCAAGCTCAATGATGACGTTCTTTCAGCCGTGCGCTACGGCTACATGATGAGACGCTTCGCAAAACTGATGCGTGACATCAAGACTCCAAAAGAAAAGAAAATACCTGCACCGATTAAACCTGTCGCACGGAGAAGATGATGGCAGATAACGAACGCCTAAACGCCATTCTGTGCCAGTTTGACATAGACTGGTCATCTGGCGATGAAGCCAGAACCGAGGCGACAAACGACCTTTACTTTAGTCGGGTTTCGCAGTGGGATGATTGGCTATGCGAATACACAACACTTCAGTACCGCGGCCAATTCGATGTAGTTCGCCCGGTAGTGCGTAAACTTGTCGCTGAGATGCGCCGCAATCCTATCGATGTTCTGTATCGGCCAAAAGACGGGGCAAGCCCTGACTCAGCAGATACTCTGATGGGCATGTATCGCACAGATATGCGACACAATGCGGCACGGTCTGCTGTTAACGTCGCTGTGCGTGAGCAGATTGAGTGTGGGGTTGGTCACTGGAGACTCGTCACTGAGTACGAAGATAACAATCTAACCAGTCGCAACCAGGTAATTCGCCGCCGACCACTTCACGAGTCATGCTCTCATGTCGTCTGGGACTGCAATAGCAAAGAGCAAGACAAGAGCGACGCCAAACATTGCACCGTTATTCAGCCGTTCAGCACGGAAGGATGGAAGGTGTTTGCAGAAGAGAACGGAATTGACCCAGGCATTATCCCAACGTTCCAGAGTCCAGATATGGGATGGATGTTTCCATGGATTTCGAAGGATGTCGTTTACGTTGGCGAATACTACGAAGTAGAAGAGAAAAACGAGAAGGTTTTTATCTATCTCGATCCACTCACTCGCGAGCCAGTAAGTTACTATCAGCGCGACATCAAAGAAGTTATCGATGACCTTGCTGATAAAGGTTTCGTTAAAGTTGCAGAAAAGAAAGTTAAGCGCCGTCGTGTCTACAAGTCTCTAATTACGTGCACCGATATTCTGAAAGAGCGTGAGCTTATCGCCGGTGAGCACATTCCCATCGTGCCAGCTTATGGCGAGTGGGGATTTGCGGGGGATAAGGAAGTGTATGAAGGTGTCGTTCGCCTGACCAAAGACGGCCAGCGACTGCGTAACATGATCATGTCGTTTAACGCTGACATCGTCGCCCGTAACCCACGCAAGAAACCAATCTTCGCTCCAGAGCAGATTGAAGGCTATGAGTACATGTACGGTGGTAATGACGATTATCCGTACTACCTTCAAAACTGGAAGGATGAGAACGGTAGAGATATGCCAATTGGACCACTGGCATACATGGAGAATCCTGAGGTTCCTCAGGCAAATGCTTATATGCTTGAGGCTGCCACTGGAGCCGTGAAGGAGGTGGCAAGTCTTGGTGTAGATTCCGAGGCTGCAAACGGTCAGGTAGCTTTTGATACAGTCAATCAGCTGAATATGCGAGCTGACCTTGAGACTTACGTGTTTCAGGACAACCTGGCTACCGCCTTTCGTCGTGATGGCGAGATTTACCAGTCGATGGTCAACGACATCTATGATGTACCGCGCAATGTTACTGTGACGCTTGAAGACGGTACCGAGAAAGATGTTCAGGTGATGACTCAGATGGTTGATTTGCAGTCTGGTGACGTCGTAACGCTCAACGACATTCGCGGTCGTTACGAATGTTATACCGACACCGGCCCATCTTTCCAGAGCATGAAAGAGCAGAACCGCGCTGAGATTCAGGAGTTGCTAACTAAGGTTCCTCAGGGCACGCCAGAGTGGCAGATGCTGTTGCTGCAATACTTCACGCTGCTTGACGGAAAAGGTGTCGAGATGATGCGTGAGTACGCTAACAAGCAACTTGTCATGATGGGGCTCAAGAAACCTGAAACACCTGAAGAGATTCAGATGGTTCAGCAAGCACAGCAACAACCTCAACAGCCATCACCAGAGCAGATTGCTGCACAAGGTCAGATGCTCATGGGGCAAGCGGAGTTGCTTAAGGCGCAGAACCAACAGACTCAGATTCAGGTCGATGCCGCCAAGGTCGAAGGTCAGAATCAGCTTAACACCGCCAAAGTTGCAGAAATCTTCAATAACATGAACCTGGATAAGCAATCTGCTTTCCGGGATTTCCTCAAGCTTATGCAGTCGTTCCAGCAACAAAGCAGCGACGATGCACGAGCTAACGCCGAATTACTTCTGAAAGGTGATGACCAGCGGCATTCTCAGCGCATGGACTTCGCCAGCATCCTGCAATCGCAGAGACAAAATTATCCCTCCGGCAGCGTAGCCGAGAATCCTCAATAAGAGAGAGTTAATCATGTCAGATACCACCGAAATTCAGGCAACTGAAGACTTACCCTTGTCCGGCAATCAAGCAGAGGCAACTGCTGATGGCTTAGTTGTTGATAATGCCAACGACAACGCAGGGCAGGAAGATGGCTTTGATATTGTCCTGAACGACGATGAGAACAAACCAAAGCAAGACCCGGCAACTAATGCACAATTTGCACAGCGCCGCATCGAGCGCAAGCGTCAACGCGAGCTTGAGCAACAGGCTGCAGCTGTACAGCGCGGAGAGTTGCCGGAGAGTATTCGGGTTACTCCTGAGCTACCTTCACAGCCAAATGCAAATGA